CCACAGATGCCCACCGGGCCAACAGAGCCACTGGCAATGTCGTTGTGAGCAACGCCGATCAGATTGCCAACGACAACAACATCGTTGGATGAAATTGCAGAACCAGCGGTGTAATCAATTACGTCACCCGCCTGAATAAACTTCGTAGTCATGGGTTAGTCCTCCAGAGACTTGAGAGATCAGAGCGGGGGCTTTCGCCCCCCCCGTGGATTAAGAGGCGGGGTTCTTCGCCATGGTGCGGAAGTCCAGCGGGCTAACGCCAGCATCCATGCGAACCTTGAACTCAACGCCGTCAACCTTCCAGCCGTCCTGTTCTTCCAGAACTGGCATTGAGTTGCCGTCAAGGTATGCAACCTCGATGGTGTCGTGAGTCATCGGGTTGGCCGCGCCGTACCAGTTGGTAGCGCTTGCTGCATCCAGACGAGAATCAGACACAACCTCAAACGTGTTGGCCACGTAGTTCGGGGTTGTGTTGTTCTTGCTGGAAGCGCCCACTTCGTACTGCGAGGTGCGAACCTGATTCGCCAGGCCGCGCAGTGCGCGAGGCACAAGCAGATAAGCCAGTTCGATGTTCAGGTTAGATACGCCGCCCGCGCCCTTCTGCGTACCCATGGCGGTCTGCATCGCAGCAATGCTGCTGGTGCTGATGCCCGCTGCCGTGAGCAGGTTGTTGTGGCTGGCATGGAACAGCGGATTGCCGTCTGCCATGTTCGGGTTACTGGTCAGGATGGCGTAAACCAGATCGCCAACGGTGCGCAGAGCAGCGCGGCCCATGCGATTCGGAATGCGGGTGCACGCATCCAAGTCATCGTTAATGATGGCCTGGCGGGTGATGCTGAACAGCTTGCCATAAGTGGCGAGCTGGATTTTCTCAGCGCGGTCGCCCATGGTCGCGTACTTGTATTCAGCGCCTTCCTGAACCTTGTCCAAGGTCGGGAATTCGTTCAGGTCCACACGGTCAGCAACCTTGAAGTCACCCAGCTGTCCGGCACGAGTCCAGAGCTGGAAGGTTTCGTTGGCTTCTTCGGCACCCATCAGCATCGCCTTGTTGGCGGTGTTGGCAAGCAACTTGCTGAAATCACCAGAGCTGTGCGTGAAGGCGGAACCGACGATCTGCATTTTGCTCATACCGGCCATGGAAACGCCGCGAGCATCAAGGCAGGCTTCCGCCAGACCAATCAGGGTCTTGCCGCGATACTGGTTGCGCAGTTCGATGTGCTTCTCAAAGCCATCAAAGGCTGCGTTGATATCAGTCACGCGCTGTTTCTGCTTCGCCTGGAAGTCAGAAGCGATGCGCGCCTCGATTTCTTTCTGGTCAACCGGCTGGGCGGCTGCGTCTTTTACTTCAGGCATGGTGATCTCCTCATGCTTTGCTTCGGGTGTGTCAGCAACCGCTGACGGTTCGGGTTTTAGCTGTGTCGGGGTTTTGGTGAATTGGGCCAGCTGATCGAACTTCGCGCAGGCAGCCATGGCCACTTCTTCTTCAAGCTCGTCCGCAAAACCCATCTCCACGGCATCGGCGCCGGTCAGCCAGGTCTCGGCGTCCATCATTGAGCCGATTTCTTCATCGGTCATGGCTGAACGGCCATAGGCTGTGAGCAGGGTGCGCTTGATAGTGTCGAGCAGGTCCGCGTCCTTTCTCAGCTCCTCGGCGTTGCCGATTGAAACCGTCCAGGGGTTGTGAATCATCATCAGCGCGTTTTCAGGCATAACGATGTGATCTGCTGCCATGGCAATGACCGACGCCATTGAGGCAGCAAGGCCGTCGATGTGGGCTGTTACCCTGGCCTTGTGCTGCTTCAACTGGTTGAAGATGGCGTTGCCATCAAACACCGAGCCGCCAGGGGAATTGATGCGCAGGGTGATCTCATTCACCGTGCCGAGGTCTTTGAGGTCTTGAGAAAATTCCTTGGCGGAAATCCCCCAGCCTCCGATTTCTTCATAAATCAGGACTTCGGCAGCGCCTCCGCCCATGGCTTTCATTGAGTACCAGCTCTTAGGCTTAGGCATCGTTTTCGTCCTCCTGAAATGAAGAAGCCCGCTGATTAGCGGGCTCCGGTTCAATTTGGATGCTTCGTTCTCGCAGCTTCGTTTGCCACTGCTCGATCTGGTCAAGTACGTCGTCGGGGTTATCCCCTCGGCTGCGGATGATCTTCTGAGGGCTGGTGATTCTCAGGCGCAGATTCGCCTCGTGGCCTTCGGCTTCTTTCTTCGGATCAATCCACGGCATAGCCGGTGTCAGGTAGTCCACATCGAAAAGCGTATCCCGGTCGATGCCCTGCGGCAGCCGAATCTGGCCGCTCATCACTGCAATTCGGATAAACCGGCGAACCACTGGCGCAACAAATCCGCTGATGAACTCGTCGGACAGCGCTGCGTAGTTCACCCACTGCTCAACCAGTTCCTGGCGTTGCGCTGAATAGGTGCCGTCGTAGTTCTTGCTGATGGTCGAATAACCGGAACTGGAGCCGCTGGCGATGGCCTTCAGCATGGAATCGCGGAAAGGTTGCAGCAGAGCGCTTGGCCGATTGCTTTGCAAAGTGCCAACGTCCTCACCCGGCATCAGATTGTCAAACACGGCGCCGGGTGAGAACTCGAAAGATCGTTCCTCGCCTTCCTCATCCTGGGCGTCGGTGTACATATCCGGCGTACCCTTCTTCACATAGGCCGCCATGGCTGCGCTGATTCGGGCTGCGACGCGCTCGGCTTCCTCGTAATCCTTCAGGTCGTTAAGGCGATTCATAACCGCCGCGAAAATGGAAACGCCCCGGTTCTGCCGGATGCGGTCGGCCATCTTGAGGTGGTCAATGTCTTCGGCAGCAATGCGCCGATACTTCATCTTGAAGCCGAGTGAGTCGCCGGGGTGCTGGTCGTAGATATACAGGAACCGGGGCTGACCCCACTGGTTGCGCTCGATGCCCTGAATCAAGCCCTTGCCAGGCTCATCCAGATCGGCAAGGTGATCGGCTTCCAGCAACTCCAGCGAATACGGGACAATGGTGTTATGGCGAAGCAGCGGCACATTGCCAAGCAGGGACTTGGATAACACTTCGCCATCACGGAACCAGGCGCGGGCCATCATGCGCTGAGTCTTGGCCCAGCTATATTCGCCGGTCGTTTCCGGGTGCCGGCCCCATTCGGTGAAATACCAACTCAGCGCGTCGGCCAGCTCTTTGTTCACCGTGCCGTCAGCGTTCTTCGGCTGGAACTCCACGCCGATGCCCTTGGCTCCAACCACGTTATTGACGAGGCAAGTCAGGATTCCGCGCGCAATGTCATGGTTTTGCTCAAGGTGGCGAGCCTGGCCTCGCAGCGTTTCGGATGCGCCGTCTGTCAGATTGTTTCCTGAGCGGTTGTCCTTCGGGTTGCGGCGGGTTCGTGTTGGTCGGGCCGCTTCATAGAAGGCCAGCATCTGCCGGGACTGCGCCCGCTTCAGAGCCCACGATGGAGACAGCGGTTTTAGGATCGCGTCAATTAAATTCATCAGAACGTCGCCAGAGAGTGTGAACGGCGGCCCTTAGCGGCCTGCTTCATGTTGTTGATGCGGCGCTCAAGCCTCTCGCGCTGGCGCTGCAATACCTGAAGGTCTGCGCTGGTCCATGTTCTGCCGCCTGCTTCGTAAGAAGCGCCAAGGGTGGCCCGCTCTTCTGCTTTGATGTACTTGGCCAGCAAGTCTTCAAGCTCTGCCAGTGTCATAACCATCCCCCTGTGGGCTTGTGAACTTTGCCAACCTTGCGCTTCTTCGGTGCAGGCGCCTCAGTCGGGTCGCCCTCTTTCCGGTAACGGCTCAGGTTCGTCCCGAAATGCTGCTGAAGAAGCCGGATCGCGGCCAGGTTGTAAACGGCGGTATCGAACGGCTCGTTGCGCTTGCCGCCCGCATCCCATTCAATCTGCTTCCGACCTTTGCGATAGACCACCTTGCGGCGCTCGTTGGTCAGTTGCTGGAAATAGGTTTCATCGAATTGTTCTGATACCGGCCAGTGCATATAGCCTTCACCGGGATTCATAATCCGAAAGCGACTGGTCAGGATCTCTTTCGCGGTATCCGTGCCAATCATGGTCAGATACACGCCTTTGTCGTTCCGCTTCCGAGGGAAGTTGACCACCGGCTTGCCGGCCTGACTGTGGCCCTTGATCGGAATGAAGCGCCGGACGCCGTACTTCTTGCTGAACTGATAAACCTCGTCAGTGAAGTGGCCGCCAGAGTCGATCATGGCCAGCTTTATGTCATGCAGCGCACCGCTCGGGCTGACGTATTGCCGGGTCAGCTTCTTGTGCAGAAGATCCCAAATCTCGGAGCGGGACAGGTCGCCATAAAGTCGCTCATAAGCAACGCGGCCTGATTCCTCGCCATTCACCCAGGCCACAACATCCAGCTCAAGGCGGTCGTCCTGGGTATCGACCGCAGCGGTCAGAACGCAAGAATCAAAAGGCACTTCGGCCTGATAGTGTTCGCGTCTTGCGAACAGGTGATCCGGCTCAATCTTCTCGCCTTCGGTGTCATCCCACGCTTCGCCGAGCGTGGTATTGATGAAGGTCTTGAGTTTGCTCGGGTCGCTCTTGGCTTTCAGAAAGTCCGTGACAATCCGGCGCCAAGTGGTGAACGGGCTATAAGCCGTCCAAACATGGAAGCCCACCGACTCAGGGGCTTCGCGCCGGGAGCCGTCCGCGCCGAAATAATCCGCGCCGTCCTTTGTCCAGATGCCAGAGGTCTCGCAGCGCCAAACGATATTTTCGTGTTGGGCCTGGTAGTCGCCCTGGCTGGCCAGTGTTCCGCAGTGCTCGCAAAGGTACTGAACCGTTTTCGGGTCGTTTTCGTCCCACTTGAATCCGAAGTGCGCTTCTTTGCCGCCCCACTTCAAAACCTGTTCTTCATGGCAGTGCGGGCAAGGTATATGCGCCTTCAACATGCACTCGGCTTCGGATGCCGACTTGGTGATCTGGCAAGTTTCCAGAACCTTTGGCGTTGATCCGCGCACTGACTTCGGGAAAACCGAGCCCTCTATTCGCTTGTCAC